TCAGCATATAATCATTCTAATGGTGCTAGTACTTTAGCCAGTGCATCTTATAATGCAGCTAATGGTGCTAGTACTTTAGCTAGTGCAGCATATACAAAAGCCAATTCACAAGTTGCAGTAATTAATTTGGCTGGTTCAACAGGTACAGGTGTTGTTGCAAACAATGGTACATTAACTGTTACTTCTTCAAACACAACAGTTATAAATGTATCATCATCAAGTTCTACACTAACAATTAATCCACAAACTTCTGGTGTTTCTGCTGGTAGTTATGGTAGTGCAACAGCAATTCCAATTGTTACTGTTGACAACTATGGCCGTGTAACATCTTTAAGCACCTCTTCAATTACTGCTGGTGCCACAATTACTGATGACACAACTACCAGTTCAACACATTATCCAGTTCTTGCAATTGCAACCTCTGGTGCTTTGTTAGTTGCCAATACATCTAGTACAAAATTAACATATGTGCCTTCTACTGGTATTCTTTCTGCTACTCAGTTCAATGCAACATCTGATAAAAAACTTAAAAAGAATATCAAAACAATTGAAAATGCTTTAGATACCGTACAACAACTTCGTGGTGTAACATACACTTGGAAAGAAAATGATGCCGACAGTATGGGTTTAATTGCTCAAGAAGTTGAGAAAGTATTACCAGAATTGGTCAATCAAACAGAAAATGGTAAATCTATTGCATATCCAAATATGATAGGTTTATTGATTCAGGCTATTAAAGAACAACAAGAACAAATTGATGAACTTAAAGCCAAGTTAGGAGAGTAACATGGCATCAATTGAAAATAGAGAAGCTTTTAAACAATACTGTTTAAGACGCCTTGGTTTTCCTGTTATTGAAATTAACATAGATGACGACCAAGTGGAAGACCGTATTGATGATGCTCTTCAATATTGGCAAGATTATCACTTTGACGGTTTACAAAAAGTCTATTATATCAAAGCAATTGGTCAAACTGAAATTGACCAAAAATATATTGATTTAACTAACACAGAAGATTCTGATGGTAATCCATTACAGATTGTTGGTATTTCTCGTATATTTCCGGTACAAGATTCTCAGGCATCCATTAACATGTTTGACCTTAGATATCAACTTCGTTTAAATGAATTGTACGACTTTACCTCCGCATCATACATCAACTATACACTCACACAACAACACTTACGTTCATTAGAATTAATGTTCTCTGGTGAAGTTCCTATTAGATTCCAAAGACATATGCAAAGACTGTATATCGATTGGGCATGGGGAGCATCCGAAGCGCCAGTTGGTACAGTTGTAGTTGCTGAAGCTTATGCAATTATTAATCCTGATGTTTATAATAAAGTGTGGAATGACCGTTGGTTAAAAGAATATGCCACAGCACTTATTAAAAGAAGTTGGGGAGCCAACCTTAAAAAGTTTAATAATTTACAATTACCCGGTGGCGTTACATTAAATGGTGATAAAATATTTGATGAAGCGGCAGAAGAAATAAAAGCTTTAGAAGAAAAAATGTCTACCGAATATTATGCTCCATTGGAATGGTTCATGAACTAATATGGCAACATCTAAGTATTTTAATAACTATAATGCTCGATATACCGAACAAAGACTATACGAGGATTTAATTGTAGAATCCATAAAAATTATGGGGTTCGATGGTTATTATTTGCCTAATGACAATGACCAAGCCAGAGATTTATTATTTGGTGAAGATCCGGTTAAAAAATTTGAATCTGCTTTTTCACTTGAATTTTACCTATCTAATTCTTTAGACTATACTGGTGAAAAAGAATTCTTTTCCAAATTTGGTTTAGAAATTAAAAATCATGTTCAAGTGATTGTTACAAGAAGATCCTTTTCACAAAGAGTTCCACAAAATACATTTACAAGACCTAGAGAAGGTGATTTAATTTACATCCCATTCTTAAATGGTACTGGTGAATTATATGAAATTACTTTTGCTGACCAAGATAAAGAATTTCATACTTTAGGTCGTGTTAATCCTTATTTCTACGAATTGCACCTTGAGAAATTTAAATATTCTCATGAGATTATTGATACTGGTGTGGAAGAAATTGACCAAGTTGTTACAGATAATTCATACACAATTAAATTTAACCTTGGCGCAGGTTCTGGATTATATTCAAAAAATGAAATTGTATTTCAATCCAATGATAATACTTTAGAAAACGCTTTTGCTATTGGAACAATGCAAACATTTAATGTATTAACCAATGAACTGACTGTTAGTACCATTTCTGGAGAATTTGCTGATGGTTTAGCAATTATTGGTTCAAAGAGTAACGCACACTATACATTGGTAACATTTAATCCATTAGATGTTAATTTAAATACTGACAAATATGATAACTTCTATATTAACGGTCAAGCAAATTCAATTATTGATTTTACTGAAACAAATCCTTTTGGATCAATATAATGGCTAATAAATTTTATAACCGAATTATTCGTAAAATGGTTGTTGGATTTGGCAACCTTTTTGATAATATTACTTTAGTAAGATATAATCCAGATTTATCTGAACAACAAAGATTAATTGTACCTATTGCATATGCTTCAAAAGAAGATTATGTGATGCGTCTACAACAAGATTATAATTTAAACAAAAAAGTTCAAATAACTTTGCCTAGATTTTCATTTGAAATGACAGGATTTACTTACGATTCTAGTAGAAAACAAAATACAAATACCAAATCATTTGTTCAACAACAAAATGGTTCTGTATTATCACAATACAATCCTGTTCCATATAATTTTGATTTTGATTTACATCTGTATGTTAGAAATATAGAAGATGGAACACAAATTTTGGAACATATTCTATCTTATTTTACACCAGATTATACATTAAAGTTGAATTTAATTCCAGAAATGGGAATAGTTAAAGAAATTCCTGTTGTATTAAATTCTACAAGTCAAGAAATTCAATATGAAGGAGACCATTCAGCTGATACCAGAGTGGTTATTTGGACTTTAAATTTTACAGTTAAAGGGTTTATTTTTGGTGCAACAAATGCGGTAGGTTTAATTAGAAATTCTATTACAAATGTTTATGATTCCATTAGTCCTGAACATCAAGTAGAATTTTATATTACACCCAATTCAGGCACAGGAAACTATCAAATTGGTGAAATTGTTTATCAAGGATATTCCTTAGGATCAGCAAATGCAACAGCCATAGTGGTTTCTTATGTTAATAATATTTTAACATTAAAAAATATTAATGGTAATTTTGTTTCTTCTTTACCAATTATTGGTTCTATAACCAATGCAAGTCATTTGTTTTCGACATTTAATCTTATAATTGGAAAACAAGTAAAAATAAATACTGTTTCAAGTCCTTTAAATGCTAATGCAGCGGATCCATATACAGCAAACACAACCATAACAGAATATCCCTATTAAAAGGAAGTAAAATGAAAATAACAGGTGGATTAAGAGTTACTGGTCTTTCTTTAAGAATTACCGATCCACCACCTCCAACTATTGGTAGTGATAATCCAGCCAATGCGGCCGAACCTAATGCAACCGCTTGGGTTCTAATGGATGGTCCTTTCTATAATACACCAGGAAATCCAGGATCAGGTTTTGTTGGTGGTCAAAGTTGGCGTAAGATGGCGCCAACTATCGTAAATGGTTACGGCAAAATGCAATATACTTATGGTGATGAAAATGTATTTTTTAATGGAACAAATTGGTTATATACAAATACACAAAAAGGAACAATTTCAACAGGAACCGGTGGTGATTGGCCATGGTTAGCAACTTGGACAACTAATTACACAGGTGCAAAGATTACTGGTAGTTACACCAAATCAACTAACTATCCAGCGGTACCGTAACAAAAGGAAAATAAAATGAGAATAACAGGAAGACCAGGACTTATAAAATCATTAGTTGGTTTTGATGATATTTCAGGAATACCTGATGGAACATATGATTTAGTTGACAATGCTACAGGTACAGGTGCAACAGTAACTATGTCTGGTGGTGCAATTGCATCATTTACTCCAGGTTCTGGATATTCACTTGGTGATGTTTATGCATCCGGATATGGTAGTAGATTTACTGTAACATCTATTGCTCCTAGTGGAACAAAAATTACTGGTGGTTTAAAAATACAACCTTCATTTTAATTCTTTGTAAATTTATATAAAATACTATGAATGACTTTGATAAAAAAATGGCAGATGTGTTTGATGTGATACCAACTTCAGTTAAAGAAGAAAAAAAAACTTCAACTGAAGTATTATCCGTTAAATATAATGAACCTGATTTGAAACAAGATTTGACTGATGCATATCAACAGTCAAAAGAAAATCTACAAGAAATTATTGATGCGGGTAAAGATGCAATGGAAGAATTGCGTCAGATTGCATCTGCTGGCCAACATCCACGAGCATTTGAAGTCTATGGTACTTTACTTAAAAATATGGTGGATGCCAATAAAGAACTTTTAAACATTCAAAAACAAATGCGTGAAATGGATGAAGAAAAGAAAAAACAATCAGGTACCACAATAGATAAAGCAATATTTGTAGGTTCTACTGCAGAGTTGAATAAACTCATCAAAGGCAAAGATTAATGTCTGTCAATACAAAAGATTCTTACCGTGACAATCCGTTACTAAAAAGAGTAGGTGTTGAACATCAATACACCAAAGAACAAGTAGAAGAATACATGAAGTGTGCTCAAGATCCGGTATACTTTTGTATGAACTACATTAAGATTGTAAACGTTGATGAAGGTCTAATCAACTTTAGTATGTGGGATTTTCAAAAAGAAATGATTAATCTGTTTAAAGATAATCGTTTTGTGATTACTAAATGTCCTCGTCAGGTTGGTAAAACTACCACAACCGTTGGCTATCTTTTGTGGGCAACTATTTTTACCGATTCTCAAAACGTGGCAGTTCTTGCCAACAAAGGTTCACTTGCTCGTGATATTCTTGCCAAATATCAATTGGCATATGAAAATTTACCACAATGGCTCCAACAAGGTGTGGTCACCTGGAACAAGGGTAATGTAGAGTTAGAGAACGGGTCTAAAGTTATTGCGGCCTCCACCTCTTCCTCAGCGATCCGAGGTGGTTCTTTTAATATTGTATTCTTAGACGAATTCGCTTTCGTACCAAATAATATTGCCCACGAATTCTTTAACTCTGTTTACCCTGTAATCTCTTCTGGTAAATCTTCTAAAATTATTATTGTTTCCACTCCAAATGGTATGAATCTATTTTATAAATTGTGGATGGATTCTTTAGAAGGTAGAAACAATTACAAAAATTTTGAGATTCATTGGTCTATGGTACCAGGTCGTGATGAAGCTTGGAAAGAAGAAACAATTCGTAACACATCTTATCGCCAGTTCCAACAAGAGTTTGAAACTGAATTTTTAGGCTCTTCAAACACTTTGATTTCTGGTTATAAATTACAACAACTTAGGTATATTGATCCTATTGTTGAACATGATAAGATGAAAATCTATGAACATCCAATCAAAGAAAATGATAATGGTGTTAAGTCTGACCATTTATATTGTATTACTGTAGACGTTTCAGAAGGTAAAAATTTTGACAGTTCAGCTTTTTCTGTGTTTGATATTTCCAGTACACCTTATAGACAAGTAGCCACATATTCTAGTTCGTCAATTTCACCAATACTTTTTCCTACGGTAATTGTTAATGCCGCCAAACTATATAATGATGCTTATGTTTTGGTTGAAATTAATAATAATCCTCAGGTGGCAGACTATATTCACCAAGATTTGGAATATGAAAATCTATTAAAAGTATTTACAGGTAACAAAAAACCTCAACAATTATCAGCCGGTTTTGCTCGTGGTATACAGATGGGTCTTAAAATGTCTACCCAAGTAAAACAAATTGGTTGTTCTAATTTAAAAACATTGATTGAAGGTGATAAGCTTTTAATTAATGATTTTGATACATATTCAGAATTAACCACTTTTGAACAACACAAAACATCATTTGCCGCAGCCGAGGGGGCCAATGATGATATGGCAATGACTTTAGTTATTTTTGCTTGGGTTACCACACAAAAATATTTTAGAGAAATTGTTAATCACGATTTGAGAAAACAGATTCAGTTGGAAAACATGAATCAAATTGATGAAGAAGTACTACCAGCACCTATCATTGAAGATGGTCTGGAAACTCCATTTGAGGTTCTTGATGGAGATGTGTGGGAAGTCGCAAGCGGTGGAGATACTTATGGTTCGTATACCAAAAAATGGTTCGAAAGTTTGTAAAATCCACCTTTCATAAATATTATCATGGTATTATAACTGCCAAAACATAATAATTCAAGGAGAACAAAATGGCGTTTCAAATCTCTCCAGGCGTAAATGTATCGGAAATTGACTTAACAACAGTCGTTCCTTCCGTTCTTACTACAGCCGGTGCATTTGCTGGAACATTTTCATGGGGACCAGCCAATCAAATTAATTTAATTGATAATGAAATTACTTTAACCAAAAAGTTTGGTAATCCAGAATCCAATTCTGCAGTTTCATTCTTTACTGCCGCTAACTTTTTATCTTACGGAAACAATTTAAGTATTGTTCGTGCCGTTGGAGACAACTGTGTAAACGCATGTGCAAATACAGCACCTGTTCAAATTGCTAATGCTAGTGAATTTGAAGCAACATATCTTAACCAAAACAACGGTAACGTACTTGGCGCATTTGCTGCAAGATATCCTGGTGCATTAGGAAATTCTTTATCAGTTAAAGTTTGTGACAGTACTCCTGGTGTGTTTGATTCTTGGACATACAAATCATACTTTACATCTGCTCCAGGCACTTCAGAAGCTGTTAGTTTGGCTGGTGGTGCAAACGATGAAATTCATATCGTTGTTGTAGATGCTAATGGTAAGTTTACAGGTTCAAAAGGTACAGTTCTAGAAACTTTCCCATTTGTTTCAAAAGCTTCTAATGCAGTTAATTTAAATAGTGGACAATCAAACTACTACAAACAAGTTGTATTCAACAGTTCAAAATATGTTTATGCTGTTGACCCTGTAAATTATGCATTATCAGTTGGAACTTGGGGACACACAACTTCTACCAATTTCTATCAATTAGTAGATGCAAAATCTGTTACATTGTCTGGTGGTGTTGATGTAGCTCCAACTAATGGTAATTTAGAAATGGCATATGATTTGTTTGCAAACAAAGAAACTACCGATATTTCATTGGTACTAACTGGTAATGCAAATGCCACTTTACAACAATACGTAATTGACAATATTGTTACAAGTCGTGCTGATTGTGTTGCGTTTATTTCACCACCACAAACATCTGTTGTTAACAATGCTGGTAATGAAACCGATGATATTGCAACATGGTTGACCGCTTTAGCTCGTTCATCTTCATATGTTGTTGCTGATTCTGGTTGGAAATATCAATACGACAAATACAACCAAACATATCGTTGGATTCCATTAAACGCTGATGTGGCTGGTTTGTGTGTATTTACCGATACAACCCGTGACCCATGGTATTCACCTGCTGGTTTCAATCGTGGTGCTATTAAAAATGCTATTAAGTTGGCATGGAATCCAAGCAAAACATATCGTGACACATTGTATGCAGCTGGTGTAAACCCTGTTGTATCATTCCCTGGTCAAGGTATTGTATTGTTTGGTGATAAAACACTACAAGTTAAACCATCTGCATTTGACCGTATCAATGTTCGTAGATTGTTTATCACATTAGAAAAAGCAATTGCTAAAGCCGCTCAGTACTCGTTGTTTGAATTTAATGATTCATTCACACAAGCACAGTTTGTGGCATTGGTAACTCCTTTCTTACGTGATGTACAAGGTCGCCGTGGTATTACAGACTTTAAAGTAGTTTGTGATTCAACAAATAACACAGCACAAGTTATTGATTCTAATCAATTTGTTGGTGATATTTACATCAAACCTGCTCGTTCAATCAATTTCATTCAGTTGAACTTTGTTGCTGTTGGTACCGGTGTTGATTTCACAACAATCGTTGGTGCAGTCTAATAAATACTAACGATAAAGGAGAATACAAATGGCATTCAATGTAGCAGAATTTAGAGCAAATATGATTGGTGACGGTGCCCGTCCCAATTTATTCCAAGTTACTTTAGCTTTCCCAACAGTTGCCAACAATGGTACTGTTGCTGGAAACAAAGTTTCTTTTATGGCTAAAACAGCACAACTACCTGGATCAACAGTAGGTACTGTACCCGTTTATTACTTTGGTCGTGAACTGAAGTTTGCTGGTAACAGAACCTTTGCTGACTGGACATTACAAATTATCAATGATGAAGATTTCACAATCCGTAATTCAATTGAATCATGGATGAATTCAATCAACAGTCATGGTGGTAACGTCCGCAATGCAGCAGCTGCTAACCCATCAGGTTATTCTGTTGATGCAGAAGTTACTCAGTTTGGTAAAGCTGGTAACGAATTGAAAAAATATAAGTTTGTTGGTTTATTTCCATTAGATTTGTCACCAATTGATTTGGATTGGGGTTCAAATGATTCAATTGAAGAATATTCAGTTACATTTGCCTACCAATGGTGGGAATCTGATACAACTTCTTAATATTGTCTTTTATTGGAAGGGACTTCGGTCCCTTCTTAATGTATTTTTTGATTTGGATATGTAAAAAACATGGCTATAAACAATAAATTTTCGCTTTTCGGATTTACGATTGCACGGGATAGGTCAGAACAAGACCAGACCACGCAACAATCTTTCACGCCACCAAATAATGATGATGGTGCGCTTACTATTACTTCTGCGGCCTATTATGGTACATACGTTGATTTGGACGGTACCGCCAAAAATGAAGTAGAACTAATTTCTCGTTATCGTGAAATGGCTATGCAGCCAGAAATTGAGTCAGCTATTGATGATATTGTCAATGAAGCGATTACTCAAGACGATGATGGAACAACTACCAAAATTGTTCTTGACAAATTAAGTCAACCAGAAAAAATCAAAAAGTCTATTAGAGAAGAATTTTCTACCCTTTTAAGACTTTTAAATTATAATAATATGGCACAAGATATTTTCCGTAGATATTATATTGACGGAAGAATGTATTACCATATTATCATCGATAGAGATAATCCTGCCGCTGGTATTAAAGAACTTCGTTATATTGATCCACGTAAACTTCGTAAAGTTCGTGAGATTAAAAAACAAAAAGACGAAAAGACTGGTGTAGAGGTAATGAATGTCATTAATGAATATTACATTTATAATGACAAGGTCGTTACAGGATCATCTTCAAATTATGGACCAGTTGGTGTACGTATCACTACTGACTCCATCATCTCCGTGGTTTCTGGCCTTATGGACAGTCGCCGTGCCGTAGTTTTATCGTATCTTCACAAAGCAATCAAACCACTTAACCAGTTAAGGATGATTGAAGATGCTACTGTCATTTATCGTATCAGTCGTGCTCCCGAGCGCCGCATTTTCTATATTGATGTGGGTAACCTT